AATGTTTCTTATGAACTACTAATCTTTCTTGCTTCTCTTGGTAAGATTGATGTAGGACGTGATGAGAATCATTTACCCACGTTCTTCATTCCAGACCTACATATCAGCACCATGGAGCAGTACTGCGAGGCACATCCATCAGACCAACAATGCAAATGCTATGACGTTTAGACCATCACTAACTCAGACCGAGATCGAATCATTAGATGATCATCAATACTCACTCTTCCTAGCTTATGGCGACACCTTCAGAGATCACGAGACAGGTAAGACTGGAGGAGGAAGCCTTGAGCTGTGGGAAAGAGAAGTTACACGCTTCCTTGCAGAGACTTCACGAGAAGAGCTACGCATCAGCCAGCGTGTATGGAACCGCAAGTATTTCAGCAGCCTTACCTGATGTCATCAAGAACATTGAGTCTGAGCTAAGAAAGCTGCGTAAGGGTCAGGCTGGTCAGTACTACAAGCCAGTAGCTGAGCACATTGAAGGACTTGAGCCGTTAGCTATTGCTACCATTGCTCTTAAGATCACCTTTGATATGGTGTTCAGCATGAAGCGTGACAGTGATTCACTCACCAACGTTGTTACCTCAATTGGCTCTGCTCTTGAGGCTGAGTGTAAGTTCAGGTGGTACAAAGAGAACCATCCTGGTCTTATGCGCTACATCGAAGACAAGTATTATCATGAGTCATGTGGTACTGAACAGAAACAGACCATTGCTACTGTCATCTTTGGTCGTAAGAACATTCACTGGCCAGCATGGCACGTCAAAACAAGAGCTTCCTTAGGGGGTTGGTGTCTTGATAGGGTCATGGCCACCACGGGATGGTTTACGAAGCACACAGAGACACGTAGGCGTCGTTCAGCAACTCTTGTGGTTCCTACGCCCAAGTTCATGGAGATCAGGGATCAGCTCATCAATACAGCTGAGATGTTTTCAGGTATTCCATGGCCTATGCTTGTGGAGCCTAATGATTGGACCAATGAACGCATGGGAGGTTACTTAACTAATGAGCTGATGAGGGGTCATGAACTGACTCGTCGCGGTAACCCGACAGTAGAACACGGGAACACACCGTTGAAGTTTTTAAACAAGCTTCAGATGGTTAGATACTGTGTCTCATCGCATGTGTTAGAGGTTGCTGAACACTTCAATAACAAGGGTATTAAAGTTGGTAAGTTCGTTCCACTAAGTGAAGCCTACAAGCCACCTAAACCACCTGACATTGGTGAGAATGATGAAGCCAAACATACTTGGAAACGAGCAACGGCAGAGTCATACAATGCTGATCGACTGAACTTCAAGAGATCAGTAAGAACAAGAACTCAGTTGGAAGCAGCTGAGAAGTTCAAAGATGAATGTTTCTTTCTATGTTGGTCATTTGACTATAGAGGAAGAGCATATCCTATTCCTGCATACCTGACACCTCAGGACACAGACTTTGGTAAAAGCTTAATAAGGTTTGCTGATGAGTCATTTGTTACACCTGAATCAGAGGGGTGGCTAGCTTTTCAAGTTGCTACTACCTTTGGACTAGACAAAGCCACTATGGCTGAGCGTTTAGAATGGGTGAAGAACAACTATGACTTAATCACAAAGATCGCTACCGATCCCATAGATAACCTTCCTGAATGGGAGGGTGTCGAAGAACCATGGCAATTCATGGCAGCATGTCATGAGTATTATCACTGCTGTATAGCGTGTGACAAACAACACACTGGTCTAATGGTTGCTGTTGATGCTACTTGTTCAGGACTTCAGATCTTGGCAGGGTTGGCAAAAGACCAATCAACTGCTAGTCTTGTCAATGTATGTCCTGGTGATAAGCCCAGCGATGCTTACAAAGCAGTAGCTGAGGAAGCCAAGAAGTATCTCCCTTCAGAGATGCATCCTTGGATGACCAGGAAGACAACCAAACGCACCGTCATGACCATCCCCTATAATGCAACCAAGTCTTCTTCATGGAAGTACATTAAGGAAGCATTAGTTGAGCAAGGCTTTAATCCTGAAAAGGAACAGGTCTCTCTAGTAGTGGATGCTGTCTATCAAAGTATGGACGCTATTGTTCCAGGTCCTATGCGTGTCATGCGTTGGATCAAGAAACATGTTGGTCAGTACATCAAGGACGGTGCATCTGAGGTTCAATGGACTACACCTTCTGGGTTTGTAGTCAATCAGAAAAGGAACAAGCATGAGACTGAACGTATGGAGCTACAGCTCTTAGGTACTACTAAGATCACTTTGTCAGTTGGTGAGGGGGCTCCATGTCCTACTCGTCACAAGAGCAGCACTGCTCCTAATCTGATCCATTCACTTGATGCCTCGATTCTCCATGAAACATTTCAAAGATTCAATGGACCATTTACTGTCATCCATGACTCGGTGTTATGTCGAGCAACTGACATGGGAGCACTCAACAGACTTGTGCGAGAAACCTACACGGAGATCTTCACACGAGATTGCTGGCTCACTAAATTTGGTGAGGCTATCAATGCAAGCGAGTCACCACCCATTGTCGGTACACTAAATCCTGAGGTTGTTGAAGAATCAACCTATTTTTTCTGCTAATTCCACTATCATCACTCTATGCCTACACACGTCACTAAAGAACCCGTTACCCTGGAAGGCTACCAAGCTATTCTGAAACCCTCTGAGTATGGCTTCACCCTTACTGCTATGCTTCCTAAAGACATCATTGATGTCCTTGAGGATGAGCGTGAGGGAGGGCTAGAATGGGCTCGTAATAAAGCTAAGAATCCTAAGCGAGCTGTCATCAACCCTGAACCATGGGAAGAGGTTAGCGACGGGATGTATCAATGCAAGTTCCGTTGGAAGGAAGGTGATAAGCTGATCCCTGTTGTCGTTGACACTGAGGGAACAACTATCACTGATTCTAACCTGCCTGTGTACAGTGGGTCTAAGGTTAAGCTGGCCTTTGTCCAGAAGCCTTATGCTCTACCTGCTGGTAACATTGGAACATCTCTAAAGCTCAAAGCTATTCAGGTTGTCAGTCTTAACACTGGTGCTGGTGTCATCGATAGCGGTGACATGAACGCTGAGGAGGCTACTGCCTTGTTTGGTGAGACAAAGGGGTTCAAGACCTCTGAGCCTAACCCTGAGGCTGATCCTGATACCGTAGACGAGGACTTCTAATGCGTAGTCGCCTGGAAGAACAGGTGGCTGAGTTGATGGACAGCCTGAACGTTGAATATGGCTATGAGCCTGACAAGTTCAAGTATGTCATCGAGGCTAACTATATCCCTGACTTCAAGGTTGGGGATATTTACCTCGAAACAAAGGGTTTCTTTAAACCAACAGATCGTCGTAAGATGTTAGCTGTCAAGAAATGTAACCCTGATCTAGATGTACGCTTGGTCTTCCAAGCACCATACAATAAGATAAGCAAGAACTCTAAAACTACCTACGCCATGTGGGCCGAGAAAAACGGTTTCATGTGGTGTCCTTACTATGAAATCCCTATTGATTGGCTAAAACCCAATGAAAATTCATAAAAGCTTAGCTGGTAAGCTCTTCATCCCAAAAAAACGGAAGAAGAAGAAACCTATGCTAGGATCTAAGCAGTATCGTGGCCAAGGCCGTAGATGAATGACAACAGTGAGTTTCAAAATCACGAGCCGTGTCCATCTTGCGGGAGCAGCGATGCTCTCGCTCGCTACGATGATGGTCATGCTTACTGCTTCTCCTGTGGCTACTATGAACATGCCGAAGGAGACCACCACACCACTAACTACACTAACATGATCCAAGGATCACCAGTACGTTTATCCAAACGAGGCTTGTCTGAAGAGGTGTGTCGTAAGTACCGCATCCACAAGGATGGTGACGTACTACGTTTTCACTACTATGACAACTCTGGTCAGATATGTGGTGCCAAGGTCAAGAGTTTAGATAAGACTTTTCACTGGGAGGGCAAGAATGTCAATCACCAGTTGTTTGGTCAGAACCTATTTCCTGATAAAGGCTCCCGTCTGACTATTTATGAGGGTGAGCTAGACGCTGCGTCTGGCTACGCTGCTATGCCTACATGGCCTCATGTGTCTCTACCTGATGGAGCACAGAGTGCTAAGAAGGCCCTTCAACGCGCAATGCCACTGCTTCAGGGCTATGATGAGATCGTCCTATTCTTTGACAGTGACGAGCCTGGTCGTAAAGCAGCAGAAGAATGTGCTCAGATCCTGCCTCCTGGTAAGGTGAAGATCGCACGCATGGAGAAGTACAAAGATGCTTCCGATGCTCTGCAAGCTAGTGACTCAGAAGCTATCCGTCGAGCTGTATGGGATGCAAAGACTTACCGTCCTGATGGTATTGTTGATGCAAAGACTCTTCTTGATCTTTTAACTACACCTGAACAACCTTGTGCTCATGAGTACCCCTTTGACGGCCTTCAACAAAAGCTTCACGGTATACGATACGGGGAGCTTGTTACGATTACTGCAGGAAGTGGGATCGGGAAAAGCTCCTTTTGTCGTCACCTCGCAACTGACTTGTTACGTCAAGGCGAGCGGGTCGGTTACGTGGCACTTGAAGAATCTAACCGTCGAACAGCCCTTGGACTGATGTCCTCTGCTGTTGGTAAACCATTGCACTTAGGAGAACATGACCGATCTACTCTCACCCAGGCGTATCAGGATTCTATTGCTAATTGGAATCTTTTTCTTTTCGATGGGTTTGGGTCTTTTGATCCTGATGTCATATACAACCGAATTGAGTACCTTGCCACCGGGCTTGAGGTGCGTGTTGTATTCCTTGATCACCTCAGCATCCTCCTGTCAGGCTTAGATGGAGATGAAAGGCGTATGCTGGACATCACCATGACACGCCTCCGCTCTCTTGTGGAGCGTACTAACATAGCCTTGTTCCTTGTTTCCCATCTCCGACGTACATCCTCTGATCAAAACCATGAAGAAGGCGCACGAGTTACACTTGGACAGCTTAGAGGAAGTGCAGCAATTGCACAGTTGTCTGATGGAGTTATTGCCCTTGAACGCGATCAGCAGAGTGGAAGCACAGACTCTGATACAACTGTTAGAGTCCTCAAGAATCGCCATTCTGGGGAGCTTGGCGTAGCCTGTAACCTTACCTATGACCTTTCCACTTGTAAATTTAATGAGACCGAACCCGAAGAAGAATTCGACCCAACAGGCGACTTCTAATTATCTACACCCTTGGTATGAATATGTTAATCGTCCCAGTCCTCCTAGTCCAGAGTCCGTGGAGAAAGCTAAGTTTGTGGACAAGACGTATGACTGGAAAGCAAAGTGAGGCTGGCATATGATATCGAAACGGACGGATTTGACTCAACGACGATTCATTGCATTGTTACGCAAGATCTTGACACCGGTCAGGTATGCGAGTACAATGATCGAGGAGGTAGTGACAGTACTGTTTCTACTGGGGTTTGCATCCTTGCGGAAGCTGATCTCATTGTTGCACACAATGGTATTAGCTATGACACCCCTCAAATCAAGAAACACTTTGCGTGGTTCGACCACCATCATCAAATAGACACACTCATCTTGAGTAGGTTCTTCTGTACCAACCTCCGCGAGGTGGACTTAAAGAAGAAATACACTATGATGCCTGCTAAACTCTATGGCTCTCATAGCCTAGAGGCTTGGGGCTATCGTCTCAAGTGTCATAAAGATGAGTTTGGTAAGCAAGCTGACTGGGGACAATGGTCTCCAGAGATGCAAGCTTACTGTGTCCAAGATGTTACTGTCCTCGTTAAACTATGGAACCACTTCCAAACATACCTGAATCCGTCTTCTTAGAGCATCAGATTGCTCAGCTTATGGCCTCTCAGGAGGCCGTAGGGTGGCCCTTTGATGTTCGTGCTGCCCAAGAGCTAGAGAACACTCTTCTAACACGCTTAGAGCGCCTCAGAGAGACCGCTCAGAAGCTTTGCTGGGCTGTGCCTGGTAATGAGTTTACACCAAAGCGTGATAACAAGACTCATGGCTACATTGAAGGGGCTAGCATGACCCGTGTTAAGGAGTTCAATCCAAGCAGCCGTGATCACATTGCTCACTATTTTAAGTGGCACCACGGTTATGAGTTTAAGAAGCTCACAGAGACACAAAAACCTGTCATTGATGAGGTTGTCTTAAAAGAGATTGGACTAGAGGAAGCATTGTTATTCTTAGAAATCTTAGTAACACAGAAGAAGCTAGGAATGCTGTCGCAAGGCAACAATGCGTGGTTGAAGTTGGTCAAGAATGACAGGCTTCACCACTCTTGCTTTATTGGAGCTGCTACTCATCGTATGGCCCATGCACGTCCCAACTTGGCCCAGGTTTCAAGTGACCCTGATTGTCGCTCACTATTCATCACACGTCCTGGCTGGAAGCTGGTGGACAGTGACTTAGCTGGCATCGAGTTACGAATATTTGCACATTATCTAGCACCGTTTGACAAAGGACGCTATGCGGACATCCTTCTTAATGGCGACATCCATCAAGTCAATGCTGACAAGATCGGCATCAGCCGTAGGGCTGTCAAGACGATCACATACGCGTTTCTTTATGGGGCATCCGATGTTAAAATTGGCACAAGCTACGACCCCCAGCTTACTGAAGATCAGGCTCGTAAGAAAGGTGCGGCGATCCGTCGTGCATACCTTGACGCCATTCCGGGTTTGGAAAAACTCGTTGAGGCGGTCAGGGGGAAGGCGAAGAAAGAAGAGTTTATCTTATCTATTGACAAGCGTAAGATCCTTGTTGACTCGCCCCACAAGGCGCTGAACTTCTTGCTCCAGTCATCGGCTGGGGTTCTGGCAAAGCGTTGGCTACTAATCACTCATGATAGACTTCAAGGCATCAAGCATGAAAGGTACGCCTTTGTACATGATGAGCAAGCCCTTGGCTGTCCACCCGATGTAGCCGATCAGGTTGCATCAATCTGCACCACGTCAGCTGCTATGGCTGGCGATTATTATAAGCTCAGGATTCCTATCGATGCAGACGCAAAGATTGGGGAGAACTGGGCTCAAGTACACTAATGCTTCTACTAGACACCGACTACA